AGAGCCGACCACACCACGACTAGGGACAGATGGACACCCATAGGCTCCCTCTATGATCCCTCAATGAACCCATAGAGATTCCTCATTGTACAAGCCCATCACATAGGCCCATAATGATCCCCATAGCGAGCCCTTGAGGTGATCTGAGAGGGAATCGCAACGAGCACCCACTGGGGAGAGGCCCATTAGGCTGACCCTGAGAGGCCCCTACGGGGGTAATCTCGGAGTCTGTTCATGAGAGGTGCTCTCTCAGATTTTTCTCTCAGATTCTTAAAGGACCCTTTGGGCCCAGCCCTTAGTGATCTCCTTAGTACACCTCAGAGAGTTGTCATTAGGGAGACCATTAGGGTTGATCTTACCGCTCAATGAGGTAGTGTGTCAACACTGCCGAAATTGAGCCGCTCCGGCTGATCAGTCAGCACAGCCACCAGTTGCTACACAGACGAGGGTTGAGACCCAATCCATGACCACTGACCCTTGAGCGATGCCAGAGGCAACGACCAGCAGGCCAATGAGCTTGTAGGTAGACCGTGAGGTGGCCAGCCGCTTCAGTACGAGCAGCACAGTGGCTTTCTCTACGGTCATGGTTCTTGGTCTCCTTTGATTATGATCATCCTTGATCCATGGTCCTTAGGCTTGGGGCGTTAGGCAGACCACACAAGGGTGGAATCCTAACGTGCAGAGAACGTGTCTGTAGATCTTTAAGTATCTCAGAGGGGTCTCTCCCAATAGTGAGGGGTTTTAACTTTGCGTCGAACGTGTCGCTATCGTGCAGACTTCTCACCAGCCCATGTAATTGGACATCGAGCCGTCATCCTCGTACATGATGTCGATGGAGTCGCTGATCGCGAGCTTGCGGGCATCCTCATATCCGCTCATGGCGTTCTCAAGGTGCGTCTCAAGGAACTCTTGAAGCATCTCCTGCTCACCGACCTTCGAGTCCTTCTCCATGGCCTCAGTGAAGAACTGGACGCCAATCGCGAGGGCATCGAGCCGGTCATCGTGTGCCAGACTGCCACGCTCACGGGTGATGCGAGTGAGTTGGTACAGAAGGCTGTAGGCCGTGTCGAGGGTGCCATCGTTGTTGAAGGCGGTGCGGTAGTCTTTGTCGATCAGAGACTCTTGGATCACCAGACGGTGACTGCCCAGCACAGGCTCCAGAACGTCGCAGATGCGCATTTCCTTCTGACCCTTGGACTTGACCTCAGTGATCGCGCAAGGGAACGTAGCGGTCAGCACAGGGGCGAACAGCTTGAGGTACATACCGTCACCGAAGTTACCCTCGATCACGACCTCGTTCACCTTGTAGATCTTGGCGATGTTCGCGAGGGCCTGAAGGGTTGTGTCCTCGTAACCACCACGGAAACCACCAGCGTCCATCAGGAAGATGTAGCCGTTGAGTTGGTACAGCACTGCATAGCCGGTCTCGTCCTTACCACGGCCCGATGGGTCGATCACAAGGATCTTCTGAGCGTATGCCGCCATGGCTTGGCCGACCTGTTCGTACTTGTGGAATCGGTCGCCTTTGAGGCCCACCATAGGAACGCCCTTGCACTCGTTGGCGGTGTTTGGAAGCCAAGTGAGTGTGGTAGGTCCTTTGTCCAGAGCGAACGTCCCTACGATGAAGTCACGCAGCTTGAGAGGGTACTTCTCCATGTCCGAGAGGTTCGGGTTGAGCATGAACTGCAAGGCGAAGCCACCCTTCCCGTAGGAGAGTTCCCGCTCACGCAAGTCCTTGTCATCGAATCGCACAGGGTCTGTAGGAGCCCAGAAGTCAGCACCGTGTTCATCCATGTCCTTGGCAAGCATAGGAGCCAGCCGTGGGCCATAGGAGTCACGATCAGCTTGATCCTTAGGGTATCTTGCAGGCCAGATCGTAGTGACGTAGCCACGGCCTTCCAGCTCGCGGTAGAGGGTCATCTCGGTCTGAGGGGTGCCCAGATAGATGATCGTTCCGCCCGGCTTCAGGATCGCATCGAATTCCTTAACGAGTTCGCCAAGGTGATCACGAGCGGCCTGTGTGCCAGAGTTGTTCGGGACCTCAACGTCATCCGCAATGAGGATGTCAGCACGGCTACCAGTCAACTGACCGGTGATACCGACAGACTTCACAGAAGGGGAGTGGTCAGGTTTTGCCAAGCCAACGTCGAAGGCCAGAGCAGAGTCACGTTGCCCGGTGCGGGGCTTCAACTCGTGCAGGAAAGGCAGCAGGTCGATGATGCGCTTGATGAAGATGCTGTTCGCATCCGCACGCTCTTTCGAGGCAGACACGATCATGAACTTGAGGTCGGGGTTGTTCCACAGCTTCCATACGACGAATGCGCAGGTGATGAAGGATTTGCCGATGCCTCGGAAGGCTTGAAGTATGAAACGTCGCTCGTCGCCACGCGAGAGCTTTGCAGCCATGTCGATCTGGCACTTGGTCGGCTTTGGCAGGTTGAGGGCCCGCCAGAGCACGAACAGGAACAGCACGAATGACCGCTTGATCTTCTCCAGATCGTCGGTCGGTTTGGTCATTGCTTACCTCCTTGCAGGGTCTTGATCACTCCTTGGAGAGCTGTGATTGTGAGGTCGGCGCGCTTGGCTTCCCCGACAAGAAATTGAGCATCCTCGTCTCGAAGTGGGACTCGGCCATCAGTGACTGGTCCACTACCACCGAGCGTGCGACACACGACTCCATCGGCGGCTTTGACTGACAGGCTGATATTGCGAGACTTGAGGTCAGCAATAGTGCCAGCAGCAGCCGTCCCGGCTTTGTCGAGTTGTGCCTTCCAGTTGAGCGAGAGTTCAGCGAGGGTCTTTTGGGTTGCTTCACGTTCCACCTCCAGTTGTCTTGCAGCGGCCAGTTGGTTGGCCTGTTGGGCGAGCGTTAGGGTATCGGTCGCGTCTGAGTGTCCTTTGGCGTAAGCCAGCCCGAGGCCAGCGGCAACCAAAAAACCCCACACGACGAACTCTTTAAGGTTCAACATATGGGGTCTCCTTTAGTGACGGACATCGGACCCGTAAAGGTCGTCGTCGGTGAGGTCAGGCACCTCGTCCAGAGCACGCGCCAGATCGCCCAGAAGGGACTCATCAGGCTTCAGTTTCGCGATGGTGAACTTGTGGCGCTCAAGGTACTTGCCGATGGCGTTGTACAGTTGTGGCCCACGGCGCTCATCGTCGCGGAGGTCTGCGAGAAGCTGGCGACCCAGATCGGTGTCGATAGCCTCCAACAGTTTCTCCAGTACGTTGTCACTCATGTCGGTCCTCCTTTGTTCTTGCGCTTCTCATCCATGACGGTCTTGAAGACCAGCACGATGGTTTGCACGATGGTGTAGACGATCACGGCGGCATAGAACCAATCCGATAGCGTCATCCCGGCCACTTGGCTTGCCACTTCGGCACCAGCTCCAGCAGCGATAGGAGCGGCGCGAACCACTCCGTTTGTGAAGTCCACTTCGATAGAGGTAGCCATCAGCTCATCACCTTGATCTGCTTGCGCAGGTCCTTGGCGAGCGCCACGGTTGCCTCATCAGCGATCCCCAGAACCACGTCAGGCCAGATCTTGTCGAACTCTTCCTGAAGGTCCCATACAGTCACCTCAGGGCGAACCCATTCGGCCACGTTAGGCATCTGTGCGGCGTGCTCGAAGATCGGAGCGCAGTGGTCGTTGAATGCGTCGAAAGGGCAGGCCGTATAGGCAAGCGTCTCGATGCGGTTGTCAGGGAAGCGGACGGTCAGGTCCACGTCGATCTGAATGTGCTCCTTAGAGGACCAACGAGGGTTCTCAATGGCGAGCACTTCCAGCATGGTGAACTCTTTAGGGAATTCCATATGTTCCTCCTGAAGAGGCCCCGAAGGGCCGTTGAGGTTAGGCGTAGCGAATCCAGTTAGAAACGCCACCGGGATTCGAGACCCCGAGGTTCCGCCAGTTACCAGAGCCGGTTACACCAGACACTTGGTTATGGGTTGAATACTTGAGTTGGCCGCCAGATACCTGAGCGTTCTGACCTTGTTGCGCTCCAGTAGCGTTCTGCATGGTCGCCACGCAGCCCACGATATCGGAGGTCATTTGACCGCCCACGTAGCTCATGAAGTTGGCGTTCGTAACGAGAGCCCGGTTGGAACCGTCAGACGCCTGCATGTGCAGATCACTGCCATTCAGCCAGAGAGCGAGGGCGTACTGACCACCACGGTGGAATCCGTAAGCAGGAGCGGAGCCGTCATTGGTCTGAGCCATAAAATGGCAGTTCGAGTACATGCCGGAGTTGGCACCAACGCCGTCACGGTAAGAAGCCACCCGGCCCGTGTTCTCAAGGTTTCCATGGGTGTAGGCAGTGCCAGCCACAACGTTCAGACCTGTCTGAGTTGTCAGGTAGTTCACGTTCACGTTGTTGAATGAACTGCTGCCATCTGAGATGAAGGTCGCGGCAACCTGATTACCCGGCTGCACACGGATCGCGTTGTCATTACCAGCGTAGATAATGCCCCGCGAAGACCCATCAGGCCCGTAGAACCATACATGTGCGTTAGCTGTTTGCTGCCCGTTTGCATAGACCTGCACAACTCCGCTCTTGAACTGAGCAGCACCAGAGAAAACGTTAGTCCCGTTAAACTGGGTCGCGTCGCTGAAGGTAGTGCCACCGGCAAAGTTCTGACCATACGTCGAGGTCACATAACCGCTCTTTGCAATTCGGAAGCGGACCTTACCAGCTCCATCGTCGATCACCGTTAAGTCACCGTTGAGGTCCGCAGTGATACGACACTTCTGACTACCGTCGTTCTTCTGAAAGATCACGTTCCCATCACCATCGGATTTAACCAGAAGGTTCCCTCTGAGGCTCACGTCGCCTTTGAACCCGATGTTGTTCCCTGAGGTGTACTCAATGGTTCCTGCGAGGCCGTTGAAGTTGCCCAGCTTGTCAGCCTCCGCCTTCGCTCGGTCAGCCTCCGCCTTCGCTCGGTCAGCCTGTGAGGTTGACTCGATCCGGGATGAGTTGGATGCGTTGGCGGAATTGGACGATGCAATTGCTGAATTGGCGGACTTGCGGGAGTAATGCAGGGACGAATAGAGACCGTTAGAGACCACTTGGTCTTCAGGGGCAGCGGCCCAGTTCTGAGCAGCTCCTTGAGAGGCACTGGCAGCATTGGCATAGCCACCAGCAATTCCAGCCTGCCGTTCGGCTTCGTACCTTTGAGATGTCGCTTGGGCATCACTCTTGGCCGCACTGGCAGCGGAGTTTGCAGAAGCTTGAGCGGAGTTACGGGAGTTCTCAGCACCAACGTTAGAGGCAATTGCAGAATTTGCCGCAGCCTGTGCCTGATTCAATGCAGACCCTGCCCATACCTTCTGCATCCTCAGGTTCACAGCGTCACCATCGTCGATGGCATCAGCCAAGTTGACGATACGGCGAGCGCGGGCGTCGAGTTGCCCATCGTTGTTAACACTGATTGTGTCAGCAGTGAGGTCACGGGCTTCCTCAGCAATGTGCAGGGATTGGACGCTGGAGATGTTGAGGTCATACGCACGTAAGATCGAACCATCAGCGAAGTCCACCAGACGCTCCGATGCGGAGGTCAGACGGCGGATCTCGATCAAGGTGAAGTTGTCCGATGGACCCCACGCCTTGTTGGTAGTGATCATTGTTGCAGTGCTGAAGCGGTAGTCGGTGTTGAGGACCAATTCCCGTCTCGTCGCGCCAATCAGAGTAACTACCACGAATTTCCGAGCGAGATACTCAAAGGGGATCGTGAAGTCTCTGGCGATGGAGTTGAGCGGGTACGTCCGCACCGTCTTCGGTGTGGTTGCCATATAGTCTCCTTATGAAAAAAATGGCCCTCGATATGAGAGCCATGTCGCAATAGTGAGGGGTTTTACCGTTGGCGGTATTCCATGCCTTGAGACTGCATGATTGCCGACAGTGCCCGTTGGGTGATCGGATCGTTCGGGACGAGACCACGCAGGCCGTTGTACAAACCGGTCTTGTAGCCAGCCTCCTGAGAGTTCCTTGGGGTGTTGTTCCAGATCCCGTTGGCGTTCGCTCCGACCTGATAGATCGACCCAACTATGCCAGCGCCCGGAACCTGTTCGAGGCCCCTTGCGAGGGGCGCGGTGACGCCATCAGAGCGCAGCGGGTTGTAGCGGGTTGGGTGCTCACGCTTCTTGTACTCAGGACCGCGAGGCAGGATCGAAGTACGCACAGCAGCAGCCGGGTCGTAACCCAGTGGAGCGAGCACGAAGTTGGCCGCACCGATTGGCGCACCGATGATGTTGCCACGCGACACAGCAGCCCACGTCAGCATCTCAGGGGTGAACGAGTTCGCAAGGAAGTCCTTACGGCTCTCCTGAGGCATACCTTGGGATTGAACGTAGCGTTGCGCCACGTAGAAGCCCGTAGCGAGGCCCGTAGAGATTGCCACTTGGAGAGCAGCATCGAGCCCAGCACCCATCCGGTCATCCGACTTGGAGACGTTGTAGATGCCACGCACGAGGCGAGCGTTTAGGGTTCGCAGGACGAACTTCTTGAACTGAAGCGCCATGTGCCAGCCAGCGCCCAGCGCCTTGGAGTCCTGAGACGACAGCTTGTGGGGACGCAGGATTGTCTCATCGGCAATCTTGTCGCCCAGTCGCCACATATCCATGGTGCGTGGGTCGTTTCGCAGAGCGTTCGCATCCTTGATCTTGAAGCCATCACCGTCAGGGACGATGTGTTGCTTGATGGCGTTCTTGATGTCACCGAACTGTTGCTCGGAGATGGACATCTGGCGCAGGCGATCAGGGGTCAGGATCTTCGCAGACTTGCCACTGTGAGCAGCATTGATCATGTCCATGAGGGCACCTTGGCGTCCTGCCTCAATGATGTAGTTCGAGGTCTCAGTGAGCATCTTGGTGAACGGACTGATAGCAGCCAATTCCTGAGTCCCGAACTTCAGCGTACCGACCATCTGAGCGGCCACGTTAGAGGCCCCTTGAGAACGCAGGCGATCCACGATGTCAGCTCGACGAGGACGGATAGCATCATCCAGCTCGCGCCCGAAGATCAGGCCGTGCATCTCCTTGAGTTGCTCTGGGCGAATCTTGCTGCCCCAAGTGGTCATCTCCCGCAGGAACGGGACACCGTGCATCATCATTCGGATGTGACCATTGGTGATCATACCGGCAACCTCAGTGAAGTTCTGAGCGGCCATGTAGGCGTTCTTGGTGAAGAACGAGAGGTCGTTGAGGGACCGCAGGAACGTCCCAAAGGTGCTATCAGGGTCACGACGAGCACGGCCAGTCAGCAGCTTCACAGCGCTCTCCAGTGCGTCGATGTCCTTCGAGTTGCCCTGCTTGGTGCGCAGGTCGAGGACTTGTTGCTTCAGAGCCTTGGTGTCGATTCCCATCGAGCCCATGATGCCCACGTCACCGTTCACACGGCGGTCGTAGGAGGCCATGATCTTCGGCATGTCCCAGAGGCGCAGGTCGTTCACAGAGAACTCAGTACCATCAGACAGCGGCACAGAAACGTCCGAGTCGAACAGGTTACGAGCTTCGAGGAAGTTGTTGTTCTCAGCACCGACCAGAGAGTTCAGACCATCGTCGATCATCGAGCTTCGGTTGAAGTCCGAGGTGTGCGAGATGCCGTATGCCTTGTCGTTGCTGTACTTGACCAGTGCCGCTTGCATTGCCTCAGGCGTGGCGACCTTGCCTTCCTTCTCGATGGCTTCCTTCAGCATCTTGTCCACACGAGCCTTGACGGCTGGACGTGCAGCGTAGGACGCAAGCCACGACTCTTGGATCGCCCGTTGCAGGCCATCCTCACCGCCGAAGCGTTTGATCTGCATCACCTTGGCCGCGTCATCATAGATGTTCGGGACGTAGGAACCAGCGTGGCGAGTCGAGTCCAGAACGGTCTTGGCGTTAGGGTTGCCGAACTGGGCAGGGTTCTGAAGGATGTCCTGCTTGCGGGTGAAGTGCTCGTTGATCAGATCGTGGAGAGCCTTCTCCTGCTTGGACAACTGGCCGACCTTGGCCTTGCTGGCGTCCTCAATGGCCTCAGCCACACGACGATAGAGCAGCTCCTGCTTTGACAGGACACCCGGCTTGGTGGCGTACCGTGGGTCGTTCTTCAAGGCATCCTCAGTGAGGTCGTTGAGTTGACCGTAACGCTGGTGGTCTTCCCCTCGGATGCGCTCAATGATGTCCGAAGCGGTTGCCCCGAACTTGCCGTTGGTGCCCGACTCGGTTTGCACAGTCGAGCGGAACAACTGACCGCCGATCTTGCGGATAGCCTCATCCTCGGTACGGTTCAGCGTGTAGCCGATCTCAGCGATGGCCCCAAGGTTGAAGCCACGGGCAGAACGCTCAGGTTCCAACTGAGCAACCATGCGCAGGGTCTTCGGGTTGATCGGATTGGTCGCGCTCAGGATCGAACCGTCACGCAGACGAACAGCACCCGGCTCGCCCGGTACGTCCACATAGTCCACGCCAGCATGGCTCTGAGGCACGTCATCGCTATTCCAAGGCATCCGGGTAGGATCATCCTGACCGGCGATACGAGCTTCCTCACGGGCCTGTAGGCGCGCAGTGGTGCCATAGAACCCGTTAGGCTCAGAGGACTCGCCATGGCGCGCAAGGATGCCCTCAATGGTGTCATCAGGTAGATCCTTCAGACCCTCTTGGCGGGTGTGGCGCTCACCATGGAGACCCAGAATCTTCTCCAGATAGTCGTCATCCTGCACGTCCTCACGGGGCGTCTGTACGGTTGGCTCCATTCCCTCAGTCAGCGGCACCTCAGCGTTCTTCTCAGAGGCTTCACCGTGGCGCGCAAGGATGGCCTCAAGGTCAGCGTCATCCATGTCTGGGCGAGGTTGAACCTTAGAGACTCCCTTGGTGATGTACCGGTCGAGGATCGCAGCCATACCGCCACCCATCACCGCACCAGCCACAGCGGCGTTCGCATAGTGAGCTTCGAGACCAGTGGCCTCAGAGCGCAGCCCTTCAGACGCCACAGAGAGCCCTGAGGTGAACGCAGCTTGCTTGGCTACACGAGCGGCAAAGGTTGCACCAGCAGCGCCCGGAACAGGCACGTAGCTCGTTGGGTCCAGTGGTGCAGAAGCTACGGCACCGATCAACTGGGAGCCGATGCCACCAGAGTCAATCACCTTTTGATTGGCGAGGTTCTCTTTGGCGACCTTGATAGCGTTGGGCAGTTCAGCTTTCACGCCATGGGTCCGGTCCATCAGGAACGAGAACATCGAAGGTGGCACGCCAGCATCAGCGATTGCCTTGTAGTCCTCGTCATCCCACTGCGCTTGAATTGGCGAGTAGTCTGCCAGCGGGTCGTGTTCTTCTTCACGGAACAGGTCGCGCAGCTTCATGCCGCCCCACGAGTTGTCGATGGAAGCCACAGTGACGCCAAACGTGTTCTTGAACCACGAGTCGTCTTTAGGGCCATTCTGGGCGTAGTCCATCTCTTGGAAGGACTGCTTGGTCTGAGGGGCCTCGCCTTGGCTCAGGTTGAACCCTTGACGATCCTCAGCGGTTACACGTTGCACCTTTGGTGCCTTGGCGATTCCGTCCGTGTATTGATCGAAGTCACCAGCTTGCTTTGGGGCGTTGGGCTGATCGAACCACTTGCGGCTCGGTGAATCCCCGGCCACGTCCAGCAGGTTCGCCATGTACTTCTTACCCTCATCGCTGATCTTGGAGAAGTCCCCACGATCCAGAGCGGCCAACTGGGGAGCGCCCAGACGACCGTTGCCTTGGTTGTACGCCAGAGCGGCCTTCAGATAGTCGCCCTTGTAGGTCCCCAAAAGGTCACGGGTCAGAGCGGCAGACGCATTGATCGACTTCCGGGGGTCCATGAAGTCCTCATCGGTGATCAGACCGTAAGCGCTGCCGGTGGCCTTGGTGAACTGCCCCAGACCGCGTGGCCCCGTAGGGCTCTTTGCGGTTGGGTTGAAAGAAGACTCGTTGAAGATCTTCTTGTGCAGGTAGTCGTAGTTCACGCCATTCGCATCCGCTGCCTCACGGATCATCTGGTCGTATGGCGTTCCGTTCTTCAGGATCGCTGCATATTCGTCTTTACGGTTCATAGAGTGATCTCCTTACATAATCCCACCATACGTCTGACCGGCTGACTGCTTAGCCTTGGCCTTATCGACGCCTTCGCGGAACTGTTGTTGTTTAGTCGCATCCTGTTGAGCCTTGTAGATCAACTGAAGGGACTGTTTGGTCAGGCGCACACGGCGACCTGTAGGTGACGAGATGAGGATGTCGCCAGTGGCGCTATCGCTCGAAACGGTGGCCGAAGATCCAGCCCACGCAGGTGTCTCAAGGAGGCCCGCAACGGTCTTCTCAACGATCTCCTTTCCGTCCTTCCACGAGTTCACGTCCTGAGGCGAAGCCATGAGGGTGCGTTTGTCGAGGCGACCACGATAGGCCGACTCATCGTCAGGCTCGCTGAATGCCACGGTGTTCTCTGAGAGCCACGTTGCGAGCTTCTCACGGGCCAACTTAGGGTTCCCTGTACGTTCCACTGCGCCATCGTAGACGGTGCGGGCGAGCCGCTGGAGAGGCCCCGGAATGCTCGACAGATCCTTGTTGGAAGTGTCGTTCATCATGTTCATCCATTCCTCGTTGCGGAACTTCTGCTCATCCGGGGAGATGCCCTTCTTGGACCGTTGCTGGTCGATGAGGACCTCAGGGGTTACCGCACCTTCAGCCAGATCCTTCAGTTGCTCAAGGAAGTCCGCCTGCTCAGGGAACACAGCACCGATAGTCGCGGAGTTGGACGCGTAGGCCCGTTGGAGTTCCTGAAGGCGTGGCATGTCACCCGGCTCGCCTTGACGGACCGAGTTGGCCCACTCGCGCTGGGCGTCAGTGATGAGGGTCTTGTAGTAGGTCTGGAAAGGACCACCCTCATAGTCGGCGTTCAGGTACTGCGCACGCATCTGGTCCTTCTTCTCATCGCTCAGGCCGCTGTTGTTGATGCGGTCCATGGTGCGGGCTGCGAAGGTAGGGCCGTCAGACTCCTTGAACTCGCCAGTGACGTTTGGATCGACCGCCTGATCCTTAGGACCGACAGGTACGTTCTCGCCAGCGATACGGGCAGCGTAGGCTTTGTCCAGAACGTCCATACGGTTGTCCTGTTGGGTCTGCGCCTTCATGCCCTCATTGCGCTTCGCAGTGTCCTCACGAACGCGAGTCAGCAGGTGTTGCTCAGCCTGAATCAGCATCTGTTTCTGAGGCGTCATCTCGTCGCCCTGTTGGACCCACGAGTTGTCACCACGCAGCTTCTGAAGCATCGCCCAGCCATCCGAGGCGTTGTCCTGATTGATCGCCTGAGTGATCCCCAGAGAGAACGAACGGGTACGGTCGGCGTTCTTCTTGTACTCGTTCTCGTTGGACTTGACGATTGCGTTGTCGATGACATCAGCGCCCATCAGGTCTTCAACTTTACGAGGCCCACCGAGGACGTTGATCGTCTGGCCGCGCAGGCTTTGCAGCAGGTTACCGCCACCGGGCTTGTTCTGTGCATCGTTGACCAGTTGGGTCAGGGACGACATCACGGATTGGTCGGTAGGGAACTGGTTGCTGGTGATTCCGTGGTTGAAGTAGTTGGCGATGTGCTCACCACCGCTTGGCGTGTTCATCACCTCAGGGTCATCCAGCAGGGGTGCCAGATCACCACGGGTGTTCACAGCGGCTTGCGACTGGAACCACTTCGAGCGACGTTGCGCGTGCAGGTCGAAGATCGACGCAGACCGGTGAACGATGTCCTCGTTGTAACCACGCTGGTACTCAGGGTCGTCCTCGGTGATCCCCGCAGATTCCGCATAGGCTTTCGACGCATCGGTCAAACGCTGTTGGCGGTACTTGTCGAGATAGTCACGGTCCTTCCCGTCGAACTCTCCCGAGGCGATCTTGGTGTTGATCTCATCCTCGACATCGTAGGCAGCGGTGCGGCCAGTCTTGTAACGCAGCATGTTCATCGCATCAGGGTCGTCCTGATACAACAGGGTCCCAGCGCTGATCGCCTCACGGCGTTGGTCCGGGGTCAGTTTGCGGATGATCTCGTTGGACCGCGCATCGGCAGTCTTCATCTGTTCATCTTTGTAAGCGCCATAGGCGTTGGTGCCAGCCCTGACGAATTGCTGCATGGACTCAGCGAATCCATTGGAGCCCACAGGGGCCCGTTGCTGGGACGCTTGGAACCCTACAGTGCCGACCGAGGAATTCAGCCGACCATTCTGTTGCATCTGTGCGCCATCTACGGCACGTTCAATTTGATTAGCCATTCTTGCCTCCTGCCGGTGTTCCGTTAGATGGTGAAGCAGATTTGCTCGAACCCTTCATGGACGACCCAGCCGCGTACCCGTTGGCACCCGCAGAGATGATCCCAAGGGCGTTCGACAGGCCACTGGTCTTGATCACTTGAGCCTGACCTTTGAGGGCCGACTTGGTGTTCTCAGTGTTGGCGATCTGGTTCGCGAAGATCGACTGGTAGTCACGGTGGTAGTTATCCACCACGTCCATCCGAGAGGCCGATGCCTCGTTCTCGACGCTGTTCTGAATGCGCCGCATAGAGTTCCCTGAGAGACCCGACTCACCCACAGCAGCGCGGATGGTTCCACGGTTGCGAGTGGCCTGAAGGTTGATCTGAGAGAGTTGCTTGCGGGCTTCCTCCTGCTTGTCCACAGCGGAGAGCGAGAGGTTGGCGTTAGCCATGTTGGTCTGCTTGACCTGCTCACGGGCTGTGCGACGTTGAGCGTCTTCGGCTGCACCTTCGGCCTTAGCCTTTTCGGATGCCCCCATAGTTGCCCCAACGACAGCCACAGCGGCCATGCCGATGCTTACTGGTTCGCACATAGCGATCCTCCTATAGCCAGAATTGACGGAATGCAAACCCGGCTGGAGACATCGTGATCACGTTGGACCATGTGGCCCCCAGTGCGTTGAGCAGTCGGATATGCGGTGTGTTGATGACGCTTACGAAATTGGTCAGTTGCTTGCAAATGGGGACTCGATCACGGACATCTGCGAGGTGCTCTTTGAGCAGCCTGAAGAAGGTCAGCTTGTCCCGCATTGGCAGGGTCTCAACGTAGGTCGTCGTGACAAACCAGAGGCAGTCCTTCGAGCCACCTACGGCTAAAACGATTGAACCCTCAACGATTGCCATCGTGGTCTCATCGAGACACAGCGGAAGGACATCGAGAGGGTTCCGGTTTGCTTGGTGCATGTGAAACTCGTCAAGGTCGTGAATGGCGAGGTTGCCAGCAGCTTGAACGAGATGAGCCTGAGTGGCTTTGATGAGTAACATTAAGATCCCCCATAGGTGGCAATAGTGAGGGGTTTTAAGCCTCACCACTGCGACACTGTTAGATGCCGGAAGAACGGCGGATGTAGTTACCTTCCCAGCCACAGCCGATCACGTTGAGTGGGTTCGGTGTATCGCTGGTGATGGTGACCCGTTGGTTGAGAGCGTTGCCCGTTACCGGGAACTTGTACTGGCCGGTGCCCAGCGAGAGTTCGCCCAGCACGATCTGTTGCCCAAGACGACCACCAGACATCACGTAGACGTACTCAGTGGAGCCGTTGTTGACGTTGATCTCGAAAGACCCGGACTGCTCGTAGTTGAGCCACGCACGGCGAAGCTGCAACCGACCGATGTCCTCGGTGCTGGTCGATCCATCGTCAGCGGTCTGCTTGATCAGGAACTTCGAGAACTCGTACTGGAAGGTGTACTTCTTCCCGATGATCAGGTTCTCGCCTTGGCGGTTGCCCGTAAAGGACAACTTGGAGTTCCCATTCCAAGGCCCAGAGAACTCGGTAATGACGCCTCTCTGGTCGAGGGTATAGAACACAGCGTCTGCACCCGGAACGCCTCCATAGACGTTTGTGAGGTCCAGCGTGGTCCTGTTCGTGTCGATGTCGTAAGCGCCCAGAGTTACCTGTTTCTTCATGTCCATGTAGGCCCGATAAGGCTCAATGGCGAAGTCGATGGTGTGCTGTGTGAACTCCATTCTCTCCAGAGTGATCCCTTCAGGACGTTGAGCCATCAGGTACAGGTAGGAGCCAATCGAGGCCGCTGCGAGGATCGTGGTGTTGCCCCCAAAGTTCCAGTGAGAGAACGACTGTTGTTGCAGTTGCTCGTTCAGGTACAGGAACTTGTAGATGTAGACGTTGCCCGGCTCGCCATCCGAGAGGATGCTCACGAAGTTCTCAGTGCCCGACCCATGGATTGCATGGACGGTGTTCGGCAAGTAGCTCGGAACGTGCGCAGAGACATCCTCAGCGGACTTCACGTCAGAGACATCCTGAATCGCGTAGTACCGTTTGAGGGACGTGAAGGAAGCCCGTGGTGCTGCGAAGTAAACGCCTCGACCAATCCCATAGGGACGGGCTCCATCACTCACGTCAAACTCGGTAGTCAGGTCCAGCTCGATGGTCTTGCTCGACAGGATACCGTTGCTCGACAGAACGAACTGAGCTTGGTCAGACCACAGTAGCAACTGCTCACTGAAGGGCACGGCGTACTTGAGGATCGAGATGCGGTTGTGACTGATAGCCACGTCAATCGGATCGTCATCGCTCAAGGTCGCAACGGAGCTTGGGAAGAAGTTGAAGTATCGAGAAGTCCTCGACATGACCACGTTCTCACCCGATAGGAAACCTAAACGGTTCCTGAAGAAGAACACGTCATTGATCGTCGCGCCTACGAAGGACGGCATAGGGTTCGTGTCGTCATCCCCAGCGTTGCGTTGGTCCCACTGCAAGGGTGCCCAATCGAACTGACCATCAGCGGCTCGTATTAGCGCGTGAGGCATCGTTGAGGGTTCGATACCAGCAATGATCTTTGGCTTGGCCGTCTCCTTCCAGACCTTAGCGGAGGCGTCATATTGGACCCAGTAGTTGTCGCCTGAGCGGGCACTCTCACCGGTGATCTCAACGATGTACCCATTGGGTGCGTTGGCTGGCAGCTTGTTGAACGTCTGGACCTGATAGATGAATCCATTGAGTAGTGTGTCAGCGTAGCCATCGCGTGTTGCAATCTGGCGCACGTTGTCATTACCCGGAGCGTTGATCAAGATCCAGCCGGTCCCCGCCGAGAAGCTCCATCCCGAAGGACCGAGGTTGCGTTGGAGTTGGGTTGCCAGCTCATTGGCGATCCATGAGGCGTCCGTCATGTCTACCTGATTCATGCCCGCATATGGCTCACCAGCGGGAACCTTTTCGGCGGAACCGTTGGGCATCTTAATGGACGCCTGAGGGGAGTTCCCTGTACCGTCACCGTTGATTGTGATCGAGAGGGTCCGACCGTATTGTCCGCCTCGGACGTTGATCAGAGCGCGACCGTCGAGCCTTGGATAGCCTGCCCATGTCAGTCCCCCGGCCATCTGCACTGTGCGCTGGCGGTTCACCACGAAGGTGTAGTCAGCGATGGTGATGATCCTCAGGTCGGTCCTTGGGTTTGCACAGTTGGCGTAACCGTTGTAGTTCCGCACCGTGTACCAGTTGCCCTTGAGGTCCCATATGGCCATGCCACCACCAGAGAAGGCCACGTAGTATTGCTCCTGAGCGTCCCTATTGATCAGATGGACCAGAGGCTTGCTGCCCAGAAAACCCGGATCTGCGAGTCGCTTGAGGAACGTGGTAGGTGGACGCTTCTGAAGACCTTGAGTCTCCGAAGACCATCCGTTGACCTGCATCTCCCCTTGGTTCGAGAAGCGCAGGATGTTGGGTTGCTGCGAGATACCTCCCTTGAGGTTCTTCGTGGATTGCGAAACGAGACCCATAAGATCCTCCTTATCGAGAGATGAGACCGCCAACGAAACTGTCACCGTCGAGCATGTTGAATGCGCCGAAGTCCAGCTCGTATTCTTGGATTGCTTGCCATGCTTCCTTCTCCTGCTCTTGCAGGGACCCTTCGATCTCACCGGCTCCGAAGAATCGGATGTTGAATCGGCGCGATGCCTTGGCGACGATGTAGGACCTGAAGCACTCAGGCATCTCGCCATAGGACTTCAGTCGAATCAGGTCCACGGTGATCGGGTCAGTGAAGGTGTCAGTTGAGTTGGTACGGTCGAAGACGTAACCGCCCCGGTTCACATAGCTGGTCGATCCGGTCATCCTCAGGTAGTCACTCATGTACTCGATGAGGCCCGAGAAGGCGTCCGGTGTGAGCGTTGCGGATTCCTCGATGTTGAACGTCCAGCCCCGCGATTGGATCTCACGGTTGACCTGATTGAGGATACGGCGGCAGTTCGCCACGTCAGCGTTAACGTCCCCCTCAAGGGAACTCACAGGGGACTCACCGATGGCTGCGAGCATGTCGTTGATGGCTGCGAGTTCGTCATCTGTTTCCAGTGTTGCTTCGTATGAACGCATGAAGATCTCCTTAATGAAAAAACCCCAAAGAGCCGGTTAGGGCCCAGTGGGGTTTGGGGTGATGCTTAGACGGCTGGAGTGAAGACCAGCGCGCCAGCAGCTTCAGGACGCAGACCGCCGTGACCCATCGCGTACTTGCCGATGATCTGGTCAGCTTGGAACTCAGGACGGCGAGCACGCTCCAGAGCCATGTCGCGCAGCTTCACGGTGCCGACAGCCGAACGGTGGTTGAACAGGCCGACCACGTTGTTCGCGGCAACCTTGTCATCACCAGTAGCGGTGGCAGGGAAGATGTGCTTCTGGTTGGCACCCTCAGCGTCAGTACCAGCACCACCAACGGTCAGGTGTGGAACCTCGATAACCTCGAAGCCCATGACGTTGCGGATGTTGCCAGTCTCAGGGTCGATCAGCGCAGCATAGTTCGCGGCGTTTGGCATCAGAGCCGACAGGATCGCGCTGTAGTCTTCAGGGGAGGTGAAGTAGCGGCGGTCGCCAGCAGGGACGTAGTTCTTGGTCAGACGGGCACGGGCCAGAGTCAGACCTTTCAGGATCGCCTTGCCACGGGCCTCAACATCGACCAGATCAGCAGCAGTGCCGATGTTCAGAACGATGGCCGAACCCAGACCAGCGATGTTCTCGTTGGAAGCGGCTGGCAGGTTGCACAGCTTGGCCATTTCAGCCAGAACAGCACCGTCAGCGGCGATGGCCAGAGCTTCACCCAGTTGGGCGCTGTACTCTGCACGAACGTCGTAGTGGTTCATCGCGTCTTCGATGTCGTAGATCAGAACGTCGCTGGTCAGCAGACCGTCGATGGTGATCACTTTCTCGGAGTGCTTGATGTCCTTGCGCTTGTCATCGAGGTTCTCACCCGGTGCCAAGTAGTAACCCTTGGTGCGACCCATGACCGGGAAGCTGGCGCTCTTACCGTTTTGAATGGTACGGACCATGTGCTTGTCCATGGTGACGGAACGACGCACGAATGCAGTCAGGACTTCACCGCCGAAGACTTTGAGGAACAGAGCCAAGCTGTCAGCAGCAGATTGGCCCTTGCCTTGGTTCGTACCGATTTTCTGACCGCCAGTTGCATTTGCCATGTGTAGTTCTCCTTCTTTGAGATTCTTGAAGGACACGCACAGTCAACCCTCAGGATTTGCCTGAAGGTCCGTGTGTGTCGCAATAGTGAGGGGTTTTAAATCACCAGCTCGAAGCGCCTACTTTGGCCTCGACCGAACGCCGATAATCAGCATCGTCCTGATAACGCTTGTCACTCATCGCTGCGATCATCTCGCGCTGCGAAGCGAACCCTTGAGGGCCCTTAGCGGAAACAACAGGTGCCGATGCGCGCTTATTGACCGCACGCTCAGGGGCCTTGCCGAACTTCTTGGATCGGGACTGCATACCCAAGTTGATGATCGTCTTGACGGCTGCGAGGTCTTGGCGACCCATAGCGTCTTCCAGAGCAGCCACAGCGTCAGGGCTGTTAGCGCTCAGATGGCTGATCACTTGGGCGAACTTGTCAGCACCGCCAGCGAACGCTTGTATTTGCTGGACGTACTTGGTGGCTACAGCCTCCTGCCCAGCGATGAACGAACGGACGAAACCACGGGAGTAGCCAACGGCTTCGAGGGCCTTGAGGGACGCCTCAGAGAGCTTGTTGTCGGCCTCGTATTCAGCCTCGATGGCGTCCGCAACGGAAGCATCCAGACCCTGCTTGATCGCCTGAGCGCGCAGTTGTTGGAAACCTTCAGCGTACTCATCGAGTTCCTGAGAGGAAGCAACCAGCTCAGCATCGGGCTCGCCCAGTGGGGTGAAGTCATCAGAGTCAGAGCCGTCTTCTTCTTGGGCCTGATCCTCGTTCTCCTGCTCGGAGCCTTCGCCTTGCTCATCGGTGCCCTGATCCAGATCTTGCTCATCGCCTTGTTCTTCGGCAGCAAGAGTGATCGCATCGTCGCCATCACGGACACTCGTAGGAAGCGAGAGCATGTTCTGCTCGTGCTCGGTGATGTTGTTGCTGGACATAACTGCCCCGTTCACGCCGAACTCGGCATAGATGTCAGACATTGAATCCTCCTTGCGAAAATGGAAGCGACACACACAGTCAAATCCCCGCGATATTGCTAAGGGTTGTGTGTGTCGCAATAGTGAGGGTTTTAAACCTGAGACCCGATTGGTCCCGGTTGTACGCCAACGGTATCCATTGCGGACTCCATTGCTTCTGGCGATGCGGTAGCCTGTGCGGCCATCCCTTGACCAACTCCAGCGGCAGCGTTGAGGCCACCCTGCTTGAGCATCTCTTGGGATTGCATCTGAGCCTTCTCGGCTTCTGTCAGCAGCAGGCCGGTCACGTCGATGCCGATGGCATTCGCGAGGCGCAGCTTGATGTTCGCCATGTTCAGATCGGTGTCGCCTTGGAGTTGACTCACAGACGCCATAGAGGACAAGAACTGGTTCAGCTTGTCGAGGTCCTGACCACGGCCCAGCGCTTCCACGCCAGTGCTCACAGTCGGCTCAACGGCTTCCTTCGGCATGTCAGGGATCTGTGCGGTCGCCTGAAGCTGATTCAACAGGATGCGGACGATAGGCAACTGGAGTTCCTGAGAGAGGATCGAATAGACGCCCCCAAGGGTGTCCTCCAGTTCAGACGCCACATACCGGATTTCTTCGGCTGTAACGCGTTCACCTTGTCGCTGCACTGCACTGTTCAGCATAAAGACGTATGACAGACGCCCCTCGATGTTATCGGCTACCTGTTTGGCAACCGTGAAGTCAGCGGTCTTTTCCAGTTGCAGGAACTCAATGTCAGCCTTACGGCCAGCCACGAAGTCACCCGTCTGGGCCTTGACCAATCGACGAACCTGAGTGACCCCGTTAGGGTTCACCAGACCGACCACCTTAGAGGCGATCATCGAGAACTTGATCATGGCCTCGTGGAGATTCTCAAGGGACGTTAGGTCCCCGAGGTATTCCTCAACGTGGCTCCGGCCGTAGTGCTCACCGTCACGCTTGGTCCAGCGCACAGCGATCCATGGGCAGGCATCGGCAGGGTATTCGCCATCGGTGCCATCCACTTCCTCACCGTTCACTTCCTGATAGCTCAGGTAGTTTCCAGACTCATCGTCGAGATAGACGTGTGTGTATACCTCGATCTCCTGATCAGGCTTCATCTCCTGACCGGCTGTGTTGATTGCATTGCGAACGTCCTCTGGGAGAGCCGCGAAGGCCACCTTATCGAGGGTCACAATTTGCAGAACGGTCCCGAAGGCATCGCGCTGGACAACGTGGTTGTGCAACGTGTAGAGCTTCATCGGGTTGTAGCTGGAAGAACTTGCGTCAGGCGGTGGCAGGTAGAGCAGCCCGGACCCTGCAAGGGCCAACTGACGGATCAACTCAAAGAGCGTCACTCGGTAGCTGTTGGCTTCCATGTAGGACATCAGGATGCGTTCGACCATGCCCAGTCCCTGTTCCACGACAGCCAGTTGCGACGGGTCAGCGACCAGTTGCTTGGCCTGCCATTCGGACACCTTCAGCTTCATCCACGTTTGCAACGGGAACAGAGCGAGCATCACCTTGGCCGACAGGTTGTTCAAACCTCTGGCACCAACGGCCTGCCACGGAGTCGTGTAGTCAGTCGATGCGTTATCGGAGTCTTTCGGGAACAGGGAAGGGATAGTGACCTTGGCGCAGTTTTCCGCACGGGTCTCGTAAGGAACGCGGTCGTTCTTCAGCCGTTCATAGACTGGCTTCGCGCCTTCCTCAGCAAGGCCCTCACGGGCTGTAGTTGCCATGAGTCACCTCCTTAGATATTCAGTCCTGAGCCAGCGGAACGAGCAACTTGTAGGCCACGCTTGCCACGGGCACGAGCGGCTTTCTTTGCAGCTTCGGTATCGGAATCATCCGAACCATCGGTGTCGTCCTTCGGTGCCTCAACGACGCTCGCGGCCACAGGGGTCGGAGCAGGGGCTTCAGGCGCAGTAGCGGCAGGCTGTTGGACTACCTTCGGCTCATCGTTGTTACCGCCACCCAGCAGGCCACCAGAGGCCACGCCAGCGACCTTCGAGACGCTCTTCGTGACCGACTTAACGGCCTTCTTGATCTTCTTGCCCATTGGGTTTCTCCTTCAGTTTCGTGTATTGAATTTCATAGCGACCCTCACCGAGACGGTGGGTGTAGGCCATGACCTTGTAGTTGCATTCACGGGCCAGCTTAACGAGACCCCTTTGGAGCTTCATGCAGGTGCCCGCTGGGGCCTCAGGGAAGACCATGCGCCACTGGACACCCAATAGGGCACCCACATGGCTATCGTCATCGTCCGTGGCTACAGCGAAGCCCACGAGCTTCCCAGATGGATCTCTCATGACCAGCTCGACCCACTCATCGAGTGACTCAGTGGCTGCGCAGATCTCAGCGTGGGCCTCGTAAAAAGAACGGGTCCATGTCATCTCTGGGAAGGTCTTTATGATCTCCCGAAGGCGCTCACGGAAGACCGCTCGGTCGCCAGCTTTTCGCCACTGAGTGATCACTTGGTGACTTTCTTAATGGCCCGCTTGACTGGAGCGGATGCGGTCTTCTTCAGACCGGTGTCGGTGGCGGTGGCAGTCGTACTACCATCACCCTTGTCAGTTGCTACGTCAGACTTCTTGACGGTCAGTCCATCGACGCCAGACTCAGTGCTCTGGTCGTCCTCGGAGGCCCCGAAGTCCACACCCTTTGGCTCGTCGATGAGGACTGGCTCAGGTGCTTTCAGGGAATCAGGATTGGTCTTCGGAGTCTTGACTTTGGATTTAAAGCACATGCTTATTCCTCCTGTTGTCGTTGACTCTCCTGCATCAGTTCGATGATCTCGGTGGCCGCGTTGCAGCCTTCGAGGAACCCAGCGATGTACTGCTCGGACATGCCACCACGGCGCAGCTCATCGACCGCACCAGTGGCGATCAGATAGGAAGCGTTGAGACGGACGTTGAGGTAGGTCGCGGAGTTAACCGGGATGTCAGGAATATCGTCGGGGTTGTGGATGTAGTGCTGGATAATTGCAAGCATTGAGACCTCCTTTAGGGATCTTTAAGGAACAGACCCCATAGGTATCTGATCGCAATAGTGAGGGGTTTTAAACCGGTTGCCAGAGGATTGGCTTACGGGTCTCGAAGTCGAAGTCAGAGGCACGCAGGATGCGAGCGACTTGAGCTTGAACCTTGAGGTCTTCCTCGGTGATGCCCTGCTTGGCAGCGAGAGACACCATGCACTCCCAGAGGGATGGCTTGCCGCCCATCGAGTAGTCTTCCTCGTTAACCTTCACTGAGGTCCAGTAGGGGACTTCCTCGCCCTTGCGGGGACCGGACTTCATCACCTTGGTGGCCTCATAGAACCACTCAGGGTCGTCGAGGAATGCCTTGGCGGTCTCCTTGCCGATGCCCGGAATGCCACCGTAACCATCGGTCACGTCGCCCATCATTGCTTGGAGCATGTGGAAGCGATTGGCAGTTTCCTCGTCGTTCTTAACGAGGTCCATTTGGGTCAACCAGAAGAAGTAACCGGGGACCGTGTTGAAGTCCTTGTCACAGCTCACGCTGATCATCCGGTCACAGCCAGCCAGTTCAGGCTTGGTCATCAGGATGCCGCAGACATCATCACCCTCGACACCATCCCACTTGAAGGAACGGTCAGGGCCGAAGTAGTCCATGATGCCTTGGCAGAACGCCGGGTAACCGACTGGTTTGCGCTTGCCTTTCCGGTTGGCCTTGTAGGTTTCCAGAACGTCCTTGCGCCAGTTGTTCTCGCCCGAGATGATGCAGAGGTCTACGAACTCGTACTTGTCCTCGGTCAGCTTGAACTTGCGCTTGAGTTGACCGGCGATGTCCGCCTTGATGGTCTTGATGGTGCCGAACAGAATCGACCGGGCTTTGTTGTGGTCACAGTTCAGGGTCCAGACATCCTCGCCCCAGTCCACTTCTTCTTCGCTGGCGCTCATCGCGCTGAAGATCAGGTAGTCCATGTCGAGGGCGAGGCCCACTTTCAGTTTACTCATTTGGCCTCCTTGCGAATGCAGGTACAGTAGATAACTCCCCAACAAATACGGCAGCAGTAGCCGTCCATCTTTGAGATTTTCATTGCCATCCTCCTGTTGATTGGGCGTGGCGGGCAGATGCTTCCCATGAGGCATCGCTCAGGCGCTTCTCCAGCTCACGCACACGCTGTTCTAATTGACGGATGCGGACATCCTTAGGGTCTTCCTTTGGAACCTCTGGTAGAGGCCCCTCAAGGAGATTGCGCATCCCTCCACCGCAGTGTTTGCACCACGACTGTTTGAATGACTCGGTGCCACACACGGTGCAGATGTGAAGAACTGGCGGGCCGCTCAAACGGCACCACCATGCTCAGCGAGGAAGGCTTGACCGAGAGTCGTCAAGGTCCACAGACCCATGTTCTTCCCGGCAGTGGAGAGGCACGAGATGTGACCCCGGCTGGATGCCTCGTTGACCAGCGCGATGCGCGAACGCACAAAGTCGGACTGGTACGAACGGGCTTGCTTCTTGATCTCCCAGAGGACCTTCAGATAGTCGTTCATACGGTCTTGGTCCAGCGTTCGCTCAGCTCCACTTCAGGAACCTCGCGGGCCTCGAAGGCCACCTTCACGTCACCCACACGAACTCGGGATTCGCTACCAGCGATCTCCTTGGCGAGGTCCTTCTTGATGCACTCGCGGATGCCTTGGCGATAGATCTGCTCGAAGCATTGCTCGTCAGTCTTGTCGCCAGCCAGCAGCTCGACGCGGTACTTGGTCTCGCCCTTCAGTCGGCCCTTGGCCTTCTCGTCAGCGAGAATCTTGCGGGCTTCCTCACGGGCCTCCTGAAAGTCCTTGATGGTCTCCGAGGAAACCACGATGGACAACGGGAAGGTCACGTTGAGTTTGAGTGTCATAGCCATGAGGATCTCCTTAGTGGCAGTCGCGCCATGTGTCACCGATCTTGAAGTCGGTATCCAACTGGCAACGGAAATTGAATGATTCGCCTACCGAACGGATGGCGTCTTGAGAGACCTTTGCGACGATCTCAGCGATCTCTGGTGTGCGCGCTGCGATCTGGAGTTCGTCGTGAACCCAAGCCATGAAGCAGAAGTCACCCGGATTGCCTTCATCGTCGTACCAGCCGTGGTACAGGCCATGTTCTTCCATGAGTACACGCTCGACTTCGACGACCCACTTCTTGCACACGATTGCCCCTGCCGATTGCAGCAGGAAGTTCAGCGCGGAGTGAGGCGAGCGAACGTGAATCTGGCGACCATCGAGACCCTTGAGCCAGCGGCGTTTCCACTTGATGTCGAAGCGCTTGGTCGCTTGGTTCCACTTCTGCTCGGTGATCAGTTGTCCAGCAATGGCACCCTGCAAGCCAGAGATGGCCGGGGTGTTTTCCATGAAGGCTTTCTTCAGGGCCTTGCCTTCCTTCTTACCACCGCCCACAAAGGCACCCACGAGTTCATCACCAGCGCCATAGAGGAACGCATAGATGAAGGTCTTCGCGATGCCACGTTGGACCTCGTGTTCCTCGTTGTGCTTGTCGCGGATCTCGAACTTGACGATGCCAGCAGCGCGACCGTTGACCCAGTGAATGTCACCATTGAGGACGGTCTCAGCGTACTTGCCGTCATCGAAGGGAGCCCCATAGTGGCCCAAGCAGCGCAGCTCAAGGCCAGCCGCATCGGTGCCCACTTGACGGACGTTCTCCCAGCCCGGACGGTGGGCCGCATGGATCGCACCGAACAGGTCACGGCACTCAGGTCCGTAAGGGGAACTCGCAGATGGCACTTGACCCATGTTCGGGTAAGCGTGAGTCGCACGACCAGTACCAGCCCCGTTGGGGTTGATCGAACCGTGTACCGCACCATCGTCCTTGACCATCTTGAGCCATGCGTTGTCACCTTCAGCCAACATGCCCAGACGCTTCTGGATCATGAGGTACTTACGGATCAACTCAATGGCCGCTTGCTTCTTTGGATCGCTCACACGAACGTGGCCCAGAGCCTCGTCATCGACCACAGGCGAGCCGTTGTCAGTGAACAGGATGGGCACCCAGCCAGCGTCCTTCAGGACCTTCACAAGGTGGGCACGGGAGCCGGGGTTAAACGTGATCTGCTCGATTGGCGTGTAAGGCGCACCGCTCATGGTCTCACGCTTGTCCAGCTTCCCGGCCTTGGTGAACACGTCACCGACCTTCGGGTACTTCACTCGCGGGTACTGCTCAAGCGGTTGCCCGGTGACCGGATGCTTGAACTGTTCGGTGCCGCCCTTCGATGCCCACCACGACCCGAAGGTCTCGATGAGTTCCACAAGGAGGTCTTGCCGGGTGCCAGCGAGTTCAGCGTGGAGACGCTCGGCCCGTTCGATGCTGAAGGGGAAACCGTTGCGTTCCATCTGGGCCAGCGTCCATGCCGCAGAGTGTTCCATGCGAACCGCTTCGATGGCCTGACCGTCTACAAAGTAGTGGCCGTCACCGAGGATCTTACGGAGCAACTTAGAGGTCACCCGAACGTCTTGTTCGCAGTAGTCCTCCATCGCCTGCGAGCACTCAGCCCATTCCAGACCGGGCGTGTACGGGATGCCTTGGTCATCGCACATGCGAATGAAGTCGGTCTTGTACTCGCCCTTCATCTCGCCCAGACGATAGCCCCACGCTTCGAGAGCATGAGAGCCGAACATCTTGCCGGGGAGAATCCCAGAGCGGAGCAGACCAGCGTCACGGTCACGGATGTTGCTGTAGACCAGACGGGTCATCACCAGAGTGTCGAGCACCTTCTTGCGAGGGATGTTCAGACGCTTGCCGAAGTATTGGCGCTTCAGCTTGTCCAGTGCCGGGATGTCGTACTTGATGAAGTTGTGACCAACGATCAGGCCATCAGGCTTCGCGGCTTCTTCTTCAAGGGCCTTGATGTAGTCCCCGAAGGTTGCCTCGTTGTACCGCACGTATTGGCCGGTAAAGTAGTCCTGAATGGTCGCGCAGTGGAACCGGTCAACCGTCTCAAGGAGACCGTTCGTTTCAATGTCAGAGATGAGCATGGTTGCCCTCCTGTTAGCGGAAGGCTGCGCAGCTCAATGGGAGCCGAACGACCTGAGGTGTGAATGGTCGGGTCTTGAACTCGAAGGCCACTGTGTACCCGGTGTAAGTCGCAGAGCGCTCGTACTGGATCGACATGGCCTTGTAGTTGACGCCTTTGAAGTGGATCGCGCCGAACTCACGCAGCGGGTGATGCTCAGGGATGTTCTCAGGGCGGATGCGGAAGAACCGACCCACCATGTCCTTAACCAGATGCCAGTTCGGGCCCTGCTCAGGTGCAGCCTTTGCGAGACCATTACGCTCACCAGCGAGATACGCCTTGGCGGTTTCGTCCTTGATCAGCTTCTTCAAGGTGCTCGTTACGGTGTCCTCATCGGTCGCTGGTGGGGCGATCCAGATGGTGCGGTTGGCGTTGGCCGGATCGGTCTCGAAGCGATACCCAAGGGTCTCCAAGAGAGCCACAGCGAGTTCGCCTTTGCGCAGGTGTGCGCGTACTTCGGAATTGTTCATGATGGTTTCCCCCCTTTCTACGGTTTGGTGGTTTGCAGAAACTAAAAAGCCCCCTTTCGGAGGCTCTTGGATTTATGCAATCCGGCTTACTTCTTGGCGCGCTCAACGTCCTGCGCGTGGAACTTGTGGGCCAGTGCGTCTTGCGACTTCTGACCGGCCAGCTTGAAGGCTTCCGAGGCAGCGAGGTACAGCGCGGTCGCTTCGGCTTCGCACGCGGCTTGCTCTTTGACGATCACGGTGTGGGCCTTGGCGATTGCACGGTGGGCCAGAGCGAGCAGGAACTTACGGATGGTTGCTTTCATGTGATGGATCTCCTTTAAAAGTCAGGTTGCTGACCAGCCCAAGCGGCTTCGGTCTTGTCTTCATCGTCTTCAGCATCAGGACGCCAGCCGTGAGGCTTCGCGACCAATCGGCCAGTACGCTTGTCGTATTCCATGTAACCCGCGATCCCGGTCTCACCCGTGAAGCGGCACTTTAGGATTCGGAACAGGATCAGGTTCGGGTAAGCCCCTTGCTGGTTCCGCTCCACTGCGATGATCGTGTCGCTCAACTGACGCAGACCACCAGACCCGCGAAGGTCTGTTGCCGTTACAGGTCGGCCTTCTTCATGTGGCTTGCCTTTGTCAGGGTTCTTGAGGTGACAGATCACGAACACAGCCACGCCCTTGCTCTTGGCGAAGGACTTCAGCTTGGTCATCAGTCGGTCAATCGTTTTGCGCTCGTCGTTGTCCCCATCCATTGCAGAGACGACGATTGAGATGTGGTCCAGCACGATGGTCTTGCAACCTTCAGCAGCCACCATGTAGCCCAGCTTCGCCAGCAGACGATCCTCAGCGGCTTCCGCAAAGGCGTCATAGAGGAACAGCTTGTCCGACTCGAAGATCTCATCGAACGCCTTGTCGAACATTTCCTCAGTGGTCTCATCAGGGTTCTGCCGAACACGGCTACCCATGTGAAGCCCAACGATGTCCTGTACGGTTTCCTCAACGGCTTCTTCCAGCATCGCGACACCCACAGGGATGCCCTCGTTGTGGAACAGGTTGTAGGTGTTCTGGCGCACAAAGGTGGACTTGCCTGAGCCACTGCCCGAGGTCACGAGGATCACTTCACCTTCACGGATGTCCTTGGTCATCTCACGGAGTTCATGAGGGGCAACCAAAGGCATCGAGGCGACAGCTTTCTTCTCCTTGATGCGAGCCTTGAGGGCCTTCGCGGAGACCACGCCATCAGGTACGAACGGCGAGGCATTCCACATGGCATCCATGACGGCCTTCGCGTTCTTCTGTTGGACGCACTCGTTGGGGTCCTTGAAGGGCAACACGGCGATCTTCACCTTGCCCGGTGGGAGAACCTCAGCGGCCTCCTGAGAGGCGAGACGACCCGGCTCATCCATGTCGAACATGAGGATGATCTCGTCGAACTGGTCGAAGTATTCGTAGTTCGCAGCACAGGTCTTCTTGGCAGCCTTCGAGCCGTGCCCGATGGACACCACTGGATACTTACCACCCTGCAACTGGGCCACTGTCAGGCAGTCGATCTCGCCTTCAGTAACCACGATCTTCCGGCCACCGTTCCACAGGTGACGACCGAACAGCGCCTCCTTGGAGTGGTCGCCCTTGGTGCAGAATTCCTTCGAGGCATCACGGACCTTCTGCGATTGCAGGTTGCCTTGAGCGTCGTAGTAGTTCGCCACTTGGACGGGCACCACCTTGCCAGCGCTTGGGGTCCACGCCTTGCCGACCCAGTAGCCATACAGGCGACAGATCGACTCTTGCAGGAACCGAGCGGGCAGGTCTTGGAAGCGGCCATCGCACTCACGCATCACGAGCGTGTCAGCGTTGCGTTTCACCTCACGGTCACCTTGACCACGGTCCTTCCCATCGGGGGCCTTGTAGGCTTCCTCAGGGCTGCACGCGAAGCAGTATTGGTGACCATCCGAGAACAAGGAGTTGGCGTCCGACGACCCACAGGTTTCGCAGGGGATGTGGCGGATGAATACGCTTTCTTCTTGATCTTCAGATGAGTGCATCACGTACCTCCCGTTCGCGGCTACCTTCAGCCCACGGAGCGAGTGCCATCAGTGAGTACCACTTGGCCTCCATCTTCTCAGCGCGAGAGCCACGGGCATCGTCACGCAGTCGAGTCAACTTGCTCCAGTGCTCAGCGCCCATGAAGCGAATGGTCGCCCCGTCGATGCCACGCTGGATGCCCACGATGGCGAACTGGTTGAGGTTGTAGTCGAACTTGCCGATGGCCTCAGAGACACACTCGGTCTCGTAGAGGATCACGTCGATGTTCGAGCCTTCGATCTTCCAGACACCTTGCAGGCGGTCCGAGTCGGAGCCTGTGTGGTACTTCGGGAATTTCTCGTAGGTGAAACCACCTTCATCGAGCGCTCTGGAAACAGTCTCCGGGTCAGTGCCCGCGCAGATGATGTCGATGTCTTTCGGGGTGACTCCGAAGAACAGGTCACGGGCGCAGCCACCAGCGATAATCGCGCCGATGCCATGTCCAATGAGATGCTCTACGAGGTCGAACCCGCCTTGCAGCAGGGAACGATTCATAGGAACCTCCAGATGTCAAACAGGATTAGTGCGAACCCTCAAAGATTTCTCAGAGAGGGTTGTCGCAACAGTGAGGGTTTTTACAGGCCGACTGATTGGAGCCAGTCAGAGACCTTGAAGGACGGGCAGGCTTTGCCAGCGAACAGGTCATGGTGACCAACGATCTTGGCTTGCGGGTACGTGCGCTTCTGGGCGGTCAGCAGCAGCTTGAGCGAGTTGAATTGCTCAGGCGTGAAGTTGTTCTGAGGGTTGCCTTTATCGTCGATGCCACCAGCGAGGCAGATGCCCAGCGAGCGACTGTTGAACCCTTCGACGTGGGCCCCGATCACATTGTGCGGGCGACCATCTTCTACCGTGCCATTGCGACGAATCACAAAGTGGTAGCCGATGTCGAGCCAGCCCTTCTGGACGTGCCACTGGCGGATCTCACGGACACCGATGTCCATGGACGCCTTGGTTGCTGCACAGTGAACTACGAGATAGTCGGTGGCGGTGCGCTCCTTGAATTGAACCTTGGGCATTATTTACCTCCTTTCGGAACGAGTATCCCCGATGGGATCTCTTTACGTGCCTCCTTGAGCCAAGCCAATGGGATCAGCTTGTCAGCGAATTGAATACCGTGCTTGCGGCAGAAGTCTGCATAGCTCGTTGGGGAGCCCTTGTAGATCTTCGAGTTGGAGTTGCTGAAGACCAGACGAACGTCGAGGTCAGGGTACTGCTCGCGGATCAGCAAATGCTTCTTGCGGTCGTCCACTTCCCAGATCCCTTTGGTCTCCACAATGATTCCGTTGCGCAGCACGAAGTCAGGTGTGTACTTGGCCTCACGGGCCGGAACGAGATACTTGATGTGGAACATCTCGAAGTCGAAAGCGACCCCGAGTTTGTCCATGTGTTTCGCGTTACGGTCTTCGAGACCCGAACGAAAGGCGCCTGTACGAGCACCCTTCGGCCCGGCGTAACCCATCAGAAGTCCACGTTGTCGTAGTCAGTACGCTCAGGCGGCTCGTTGTCATCGTCTTGGTCGTCCGAGTTCTTCCAATCGCCATCGCGATCATCCGGGGCCTCGTAGCCTTCTTCTTCCTCGCCAGCCCAGTCATCGCCACCAGCAGCGAACTCTTTCAGGGTGATCAGCATCACCGAGTCCAGTTGCAGCTTGACCGATGCACCAACGACAGCGCCGAAGGTGTAAGCGAATTGGCTGTAGCGGATCTTCAGTTCCGAACCACCAGCGATGGCAGGAACAGCGTCGATGCGCTTGCCCTTGGCATCCACGACCTTCAGGACGATCTCTTTCGTCTCTTTGGTCTTCTGGTCTTGGTACGAGGCATAACCCGAGAACTTGAAGGTCACGGTGCCATCGTCGTTCTCGAAGAACGGCAGGTCGCCCTCATAGGGTTCGAGCAGTTTCTTGCCGCGTTGCAGCTTGGCCTGAGCAGCAGCCTTGCCACCGTTCTCCCAGTCTTCGAGGATCTGGGCGTAGTTCGCCTCGTGCGCCTTGACGATGCGGTTGATCATCGGTTGGGCGTCCTTCGACGGGATGGTCAGGTTGACCTTGTAGACACCGCGAGGGTTGCCGAAGCCCTTCTCAGGGTTGCCGTAGTCCGGCTTTTGGATGGAGCAGTAAGGTTCAGCTTTACCCTTTGGGGTGAAGAAGAATTCTTTCTTAACGAATGCCATTGTGTGTCTCCTTTGTGAGGTTTGAATGTGTGTCGCAACAGTGAGGGTTTTTAGTAAGTCAGGGACTCACGCTCACGGATCAGGAACTCCTTGAAGTTCTCAATGACCGGTTGCCGGGTGATCTTGGTGGTGGCGTGAACGACCTCGCGGAAGTTCTCCTTGAGGAAGTCCTTGCGGAAGCGATAGGTGCCGTGCTTCTCGTGGAACAGGAAGATGTCCTCACGTTCCTCGATGACACGGGCACGCTCCATCAGCAGGTTCTGCACCACGTCACGACCTTCATCGGTCAGTAGGTGCGTGTAGACCACAGCGGCCATACCAGCGGCCTTGGTCACGGTGAAGTTCTGGATATGCAGGAAGCCATCAGGCATGGACCGGGTGTTACCTTGAGCGCGGTTCATTGGGTCACCTCAGGGCGCAGGCGGTACACGTTGTCTTCCCCGTAGGTCAGATCAGCGGCTTCCAGAGCGGTCTCGATGGACTCAGCCCAGACCGGCACTTCTTCAATCTCGCCACGGACTTTCACGGTGGCTTTGAACAGCTTCATTTTGGTGTCGCGCTTGCTCATTCAATTACTCCTTGTGCTTTGAGTTGTTCCAGCATGTCGCTGGCGTAGCCCCAACGGTTCTCAACGTGGGCGTGCATGACGTGATCACGGAGTTCAATGTCGGTGGCGTGAAGTGGTGCGGAGTCAACCGCCTCGATCACCCAGTTGCGGGTCAGACGGACCAGATGGGCACCGCGCTCAGCGAGAGCGTTGTACTCGTTCGCTTGACGCATGTCGGTGACGACCACGAGGGATTCCACAGGGGCCTTCTCGATCAGCTTGAGACCCTCCTTGAGCCACACGTCAGGCTCGCCCAGATGATTGCGGCGGTAGCCAGTGCCGTACTGTTGCAGGTGCCAGCGGGGCGAACGAGGCTCGTGATGGTCCTCATAGGTCGGGTAGAGACTGACCAGCCAATCGCGGTACTCGGTGTCTGGGATCTCGTTGATCGCCAGTTCCTCGAAGCGGGCATCCTTGAGGTCCGTGTGGCAATGGCTCTCCATCACGATCTGGGCCTCACGGCAGTCAGTCAGGACCAGCGAACACTGGTGCTTCAGGACATCCCCGAAGGCGACCCGATAGACCTCGAAGCCGTACTCAACGAGCAACTCGCAGAGAGTGTCTTTGCCGCTACGGCCACGCTCGGAAGTCAGTGCAATAACGGTCTTAGTCATTGACGAACTCCTTCACGATCTTCCAGACCAGAGCACAGCGCGGCCACTTGCCGGTGTACGGTTTCAGAACAACTCGCCCCAGCTTTCGGGAATCTGCGAAGGTGTTCTTGGTGACCAGATAGGTCGCCTTTACGGGATCTTGAAGGATCGCGTTCATGGGCTTCTTGCCGAGCCACGCCACGATCTCGCGTTGGCTGCGAACGGTGTAATGCCCAGTGCCTTTGTTGCTGTGTAAAAGGATCATTGAGAGCCCTCCATGTGGTTGATGGTGTGTGTGTCGCAACAGTGAGGGTTTTTAATCCCCCTTCCCGAACCACCACACGCCACCCAGCATTGCCACATTGATGATCACTATCAGCCAGAACGAGTCCATAGAATTCTCCTATTCAAACAGGCACAAAAAAGCCCCACCGACCGAAGTCGATGAGGCTCATTGGGTTACTCCTTGATGGTGGCGCTGGAGATTCCCCGGAAGGAATCAAACGAAGGGTGACGCAGGGAACCGTCAGGGTAGCGCTCCATGAACGTGACCTTGACCGTGTGGTCCTCGTAAGGGTTGATCGACTCGTCTTGAATGTCCGAACCAACGTGATCGTCAGTCGGCCACTGGCCTTCGCCGTAGGCATCATTGGAAGCCTTAACGACAGCCCGAGTGAACTCGTCCATCAGTGCGCGGCTGATCTTGCAGGCGTTGACCACATGGCCCGACTCCAGCTTGACCTTGAAGCCAATCACCTTGCCCTCGTTGGCGAGACCATCGGTGCCCCAGACCAGACCCACGACCACGCCATCCTCGTTGTCGTCCGGCACCATCTTCCACCAGCCGCCCACCTTCGAGCGACGATAGAAGCCCATCGGGTCCTTGCAGACCAGACCTTCCTCACCACGCTCGCGCACAGTGGCGTACAGGTGGGTCAGGCTCAGAGGTGGCTGAAGGGTCACGGTGATCTCGTTACCGTCCTCGTCGTGGCCTTCACGCTCAATGACCGGCAGGGTCTCCATCGAGTAGACCTCATAGGTCTCAGCGACACGCCAGTCGATCTCCGGGAAGATCTCTTTGAGCTTGGCGACTTGGTACTCAACGTGGCCCTTACGGACGCACTGCATGACCTCGTATTCGGCACCCGACTTGATCACGTCAAGGGGCACGATGTCGAACACGTAGACCCGCATCATGTCCAGAGGCAAAACCTCGTCCTTGCGGCGCAGGGTGCCAGAGGTGGTCTTGCAAGGGACCTCGTTGCCAGCCTTGTCCAGCAGGATCAGCTCAGCGTCCAGCATGAAGCCCTCGTCAGGGAACAGACCCTCGCCCAGATTGGGGTTGTAGAACTTGTCCCAGCGGGCGTCCTTGTTGAGCGGCATGGAGTTCTTGAGGGTCGGGAAGTCCTTGCCTTCACGGCTCAGCCAGCGAACGTCACCGAACCCACGGCGTTCCACGATCAGGTTCAGGCGAACGCCATCCTTCTTCACGTCAGCGATCAGGTACGACTCATCGAGCACGGCCTGCATGGCTTTCTCGTTGTAGTCGGTTGGGCGGAATGGCTTGGTGGAGAGGATGACTGGTTCGACTTTGGACATGGTGTTACTCCTGTTCGGTGGCTTCGGTGGCTGGCTTGGTGGTGCGCTTGGCACGGGTTTTCTTCACGGGTTCCTCAGTGGGGACCTCAGTGGTTTCCTTCACGATGTCGAGGACCGTATTGGCACCCTCAAGGACCGCTGGTGGCGTGCCTGCTCGGAAGGCCAGCAGAGCAGCGTATTGAGCCTTGAAGGAGTGCTCAGCGGCCTCCTGTGCGGACACACGCAGGGTCTCGATGCGTTCCTCAAGGGTGCCTGCGAGGTAGCGGTTGTGCTCCAGCTCGAAGACCGAGTAGCCACAGCGTTGGACCGACTTGGAATCACCGATGGTGGTGGTTACCTCGATCAGCACGGTGTCGTTGTCGTTTTCGAGGCGAGAACTGGTGGCGGCGATAGTGACTTGCATTAGTTGGTCTCCTTCAGGAATTGGATTGTTTGGAAAGCGATGTTGGGTGTCAGGTGGATCACCCGACCGGACTCCTTGAGGTACTCGTAGAGCATCACGAGGTCAGGGTCGATGGGCTTCGGCAAGCGCTGGTGGTGTTCGTGAATCAGGTCGTACCAACGTGGTCCCCGGTTGGCCGTCTCGTAGAGGTCGATGTCGTCGAACTCGATGCGGATCGCAGAGTCCCTCGTACCGACCTCAAGTTGAGTCGTCTTGTAGCAGGGGTTCACGGTGATGATTTGACGGATCATTCTTCAGACCACTCCTTGCGACCATCACGGGCTGGCTTATTGCGCTTGCCCTTCTTGGCGCGGACCTGCTCGATGTCCTCGAAGGAACGGCGGGCGGAGGTCTTGGTGGTCTTCTCGAAATTACGTGCGAACATGATTGGTTTCCTTATGCGAAAGCGAAGTCAGATTTGAGGATGTCGCGGATGTCCAGAGTGCCCATGACAGGGATCTCAGGCATCTTGTCCAGTTGGGTGTCGTGTAGCTGGTCCATGAATTGCTCACGGAAGTCAGCCAGCACGTTGTGCGTTTCGTAGGTCTCGACCATCGTCTCGCGGACTGCCTTGAACAGCTTCCCAGCGTGGGCCGGGATGGTGCCGAAGGAGTCGTGGATCAGAGCGAAGAAGCCGATTCCGTAATTCTCATAGCCGTGAACCACAGTCTTGCGAAGGTGGCTTCCGTCCTGCGAGTGGACGAAGTTGGGGCTGATCCCGCTCTCTTGTTTCCGAGCGTTGATCTTGTTGGTTCCGTCATCGCGAAGGTTCACCGTTGCTTGCAGACGGATGTCACCGAGGAACATCAGGTCTACACGGCGAGTCGCGGGGATGGTGTATTCCTGCCATACCGGGAAGCCATCAGGCGTACACCAGTACACAGGCATCGCAGGCTTGAGAACGTCTTTGGTCTTCTTGCACTTGACCTCAGCGGCCAGCAGCTTCGCGGCACGTTGCAGCCAGTTCATTGCTTCCACAGCGGCGACCACGACCACACTCACAGAGTCCCAGATGAGGCCCGCCATGAATCGAGAGGCTTCGCCGGGGCTTGTGAACATGGAACCTTGATCGTTGTCGATGGCTTTCTTCACGATGTCTTCACGAACCTGATCAGCAAACCCGTAGGCTTTCGACCCGTAAGCGAGTGTCATCACGGAGCGCTTGGTGACCTTTCGGGACATCCCGTAGGCCAGCCACGCAATAGCGAGGGTTTTTGTTCCGAGGCGGCGCATCTCAGTGATCTCGCCGGTTACCTCATCGACCTTCACCTCAGTCCAGTCGTCCGTTCCGTTGTCCTTCAGCTCGTTGAGCTTGGCTTCAACTTCATCAGAGACCAGCTTGTAGATGTCTTGCACTTGCTCAGAAGGGACAAGGTTGACTGCACGCCCACCACGCTCATCCCGTAGCATCGCGGAAAAGTGCTGGATGCCAGAACAGGAACCATCGAACGCAATGGGAAGGGCACTAACGTGTGCAGCGCCATCAGCTTTAACGCCAGCCCACTCAAAGCAGAAAGCGAGGAAGCAGAACGGGGAGTCCATTTGCATCCAGTCGGTGACGTTAAGGGGATCAGCAGCGCAAGCGAGGATAAGTTCTTCATGGTCGAGGACCCATTGTTTACGTTCCGGGAAGGGCACCTTATCGACGCCCGCTGTGTTGGCCCCGTGGATCATGAGCCATTCGATTCCTTCCTCACCAATCGGCGCACCTTCAGCAGCCTGTAGGATGCCTTTGGTCATGTCGTTGGACTGAGGGTTAAACGCAGGGATCGCATAGACCCGGCCACGCCAATCGAGGTTGTACGGGAAGTAGATTGCATCGTAGCCAGCGAACTTGTTGGCCTGCTCCAGAGCGAACTCATAGGCCAGTCGCCGGGAGACCCTTGCGGAGTCCTTTCGGTAGACCGCAGCGGCTTCCTTCTTCCACGCCTTGAGGGCTTCCTCGTTGGTCTCGATGTCGTGTGGCTTCACAGGCAACTCTTGGCGTTCCGTTGTGGGGAACTCCTTGATCTGCACGTTCTTCCAGTTGATCACCTCATTGGCGACCTCAAGGATTCGAGGGTTGATCTTCCACGCCGATTGCTGGGCGATGTTGACCGCCTTGATGACCTGAGGCATGTGGACATCACGGTAGCGTTTGACTGCCTTCTTGGTGCCCAGTCGAATCAGAGTCACAGGCTTGCGACCCTTGGCCCAGTAGCCACCGCCTTGCAGACCCTTCCAAGGTTTCGGAGGGACGACACACGGTTGGAACTGGGGAGAGATACCGGCCAGCGAATAGGCCCGCTCGTTGATCTTATCGACCCACTCAGACTTCAGGTAGACGTACTCACCATCTGCCTTCTTGTCGCCAGCGTGCATACGCTTGACTTCGATCAGTTGAGTCGATTCGATCAGCAGCTCCAACATGCGAATGCCCATATGGAACCGGACATCAGCATCAGCCACGTTCCACTCGACCCATGGTTGTTGCAGCTCGCCCTTGTCAAGCATGGACTGCTCGACCTTCTCCATGTACGCCTTCTTGTAGGTCATCCCGTTGCGCTGGGCCAGAGCCTTGGCAATGTGAGCCTCGAAGTGTTTGCGCTCCAGAGTGCGGATGCGACCAAAGCGGGCCTCATCTTCCAGAGCACCGCCCACGCTGATTGCCATCTCGGTGACGGTCGGAGCCGCTTCACGAGTGCCACCAGTGCGGCGCAGGGCCAGCATGTTCACGACCCACTTGATGGTGATCGCGGCCATGGTGTCAGGGTTCATCTGTTGGAACGCCCCAAGGGCCACATGCTTGCGGCGAACCTTGGTGGTCTGGTGCTCGATCCAAGCGGTGATCGCAGAGGACAGCAGCGGGACCAGCGTTGTGATCAGCGGTGTCGCGACTCGGTTCTGAGCGAACTCACCACGGTCCATCTGACGCTCAAGGGCCTTGTGAAACCGTTCCTCGCCCAGCGTGTATGCCTCGTGCTCTAACCGCAGTTGCTCAGCGGCCAGCTCAAGGGTGTACAGGTTGGAGAGGGTGTTGAATGCAGCGGAGGATTCAGAGATGTCGCTGAAGTCGTGACGCGGAGTTTCATGGATCATTCTTTAAGACTCTTAGAGATAATGATCTAATAGTTATTCACTATCAGTTGATCTCTGAGAGGTCTTAAAGGATCTATAAGATGTCTTTTAGGAACAGCCCCTCAGAGTATGTCGCAACAGTGAGGGGTTTTAATTTGCTGCCTTAGCGGATGATCACGATCCTGCCGTGAACATCGGAAAACTTGTAGACAAACTCTTTGATCTCGCTACGATCCCGAGCCTTCTTGAGGATGTCCCTACAGCGGTAATAGCGTTCCTTGTGGAACTCGACCAGAGCCGCATCGAGTTTCTTTTCGGTGCGGTAGTACGCAGGTGCGGAGCCGAAGATCACCGAGGTACTTTCACGCATCTCCTGCTCGGCCTCCGTGGTGTCGATGTCCGTGGAGAACTGGACGACCTTTAGGAGGCTCTCAGTGACCGTTGCTTCGATGCTCGTGACCCAGCGACCACAAGGGCCCAGACCCAGCGAGAAAACCGTGTCTTGGATCTTGTGGAGCCCGTAGTGACCATCTGGACGGGAGACCTTGAACGTCACGCTCTTGGCTGCGCTCATGTCAGAACCCTCCCCGGTAGCAGCGGGTGAAGTCACCACGGTCGCTGTAACGCAGGTGCTTGCGCTGCATCTCAGCCTTGACGCAATCGAGCAGCTCATCACCGACCATTGGTTGGCAGAGGTTCTTGGTCAGGCGCACACGCTTGGCGTGCATGATCTGGTTAGCCAGAAGGCCCTTGCGAGCCGGTTGGTAGTTCGTGTGCATCACTTCAATTCGCTCCAGTGAACAAGTAGGTGTCGGTCGCCAGTGAGGACCGGCAGGCCGTAGTGCAGTGTGGTTTTGCCGAGGAACAACATGCCCCAGCCTGTGAGGTTCTGTTCGACCTCGATAGGGTCCGCAAAGGGGCCCCGGTGGACCATCGTGCCGCCTCCTGTGAGGTCGTCATTGAGAGCCACTACCAGAGTCACGTCTGAGTCTTGGTCAACGTGCCAGTGGCCTCTGGGGATCTCTGAGGGCCTGTAGAGGGCCGCTTGGATGCTCGTCACCTTCTGAGGGTCAAGGTTGAGCAGGACTTTGGCGTAGGCGATGCCCACGTCATGCCAGAAGGACCGGAAGACCTCGTAGAAGACCGGGTGATCATTCTGCAAGACCACCTCAGGGATCTGCGCTTCCACAGGTTCCTCAAGGTTCACCTCATGGGCGAACTTGGAGACCTCGTGAATCACGTCCTTGCAGTAGGCCGGGTGCAGGTAGGCCACGCTGTAGACGCCCGGTGCATGGCAGACCACACACTCATCCATGAACTTGATCCAGCGTTCCCAGTCAGGATGGTTCTCGAACTCCTTGGGAGTGATCCCCATGTTTTCCTCAGCGAACGCGGCCATTTCCAGCAGGGTCTCGCGGTTTTCACGCAAGAAGGGATGGTATTTATCCGCGCTGGCGATACCGGTCGTCGCCTTTGTGAAGACCCGGCTCATGCGAACGACCCTTGCACAGACCCGTAGTACAGGGCCTCATTGTCCAGCTTGAAGGGCTTGAAGAACTCGTGCCCGTTGTGGTCAGCGATGGCGAGAAACTTCTTGCGCCCCAGCCAGTTACGAACCCAGCGCCCGAGGTACGTGATGCCACCCGGTGCCTTGAAGCTGTGCGTGATGCCCCGCGCCTTGAGCCATTCGCGGCGCTCTTTATCGGCGGCCTCCTGCTTTTCTTGAGCCTCCTTTTGTCGCCAGAGGGTGTACGGATGCAGGCGCAAGGCGTAGAGTTTGCCCAGCAATGTCGAGAAGTGACGTTCATTGTCACTCGACCAAGTGAACAGCGCCTGAAGGATCAGGTGACCGACTTCCTGACCGTTGCCAGCATGGAACTCGAAGGTGAAGCGGTTGTCAGACCCTTCGATAGGCTTGATGCACACACGGAGCCAGCGCTGCCCACGCTTGTTCTCGACGTAGTGTTGCAGGCCATCGGCCAGAGCACCTTCCATGGCTGCGAGGATCTTAACGGCCACCGCAGTGGTCACGAAGTTGGTGCGGTTGTAGCGTTGTGGAAACATTACGTTCTCCGGTAATTCGGGAGGTGGGATTGCGGGTGATGTGTTCCCATAGAGCCCTCAGAGAAGGCCCTATAGTGAATCGTCACATATCCTCGCCTTCTGTTGCCTCGTCGAACCACCGAGAGAACAGGGACTCAAAGGACTGCTTTGCGCTGTAGTCAGCAATGACCTCAGAAGGCGAGTTGCCGTAGACCAGCCAGAACTTGCCGATACGCTCGAAGGTGCCATCGTCAGGCCGTGCCCGATAGACGACCACATGATCCTCATCGGTCGCCATACAGGCATCCATGCCGGTCACGACATCCTGAGTGAAGTCGCACTCGAAGTCCTCGCCGTTGTTGATGCGGAAGGTGTAGCCCGAGCCACGGATGGCATTGAGAAGCCTGCGAAGGACTCGGCGTTCACCTATGAGGCGCTCGGCGGTCTCAGGATACTTGGCTTTGATTTGCTCGTTGGTCAGTTTCATGGCGATTTGCTCGTGGTGTGTTCCCAATGAGCCCTCAAGGAAGGCCCATCAGTGAATCGTCACGCCAGCTTAGAGAGGAACAGGTAATACTGACGCCCAAGGCTCAGGGAGGATTGCGTAGAGCCATTGAAGCGCACCGCCTTGGCCCACTCGTGGAGTTCCTCAGCGTCGCTCATAGAGAGCGTGTGAGGGTCCTTGCCGAAGACCATGCCGTTAGCCTTGAGGCGCTCCAAGACGATCTCTTGCAGTTCTTGGCGCTTGCTCATTTTGGGTACTTCCCGGACTCGATGAGCATCCTTGCGGCTTCCTTGGTGATGCAGGTGTTCTCACTGGGCGACCAGTACATGACACCCTTAGGAGCGTCCACATAGGCGCACTCAGTGACCGTGCGGCCCACCAGTTGACGGATGTCGCATTGGTCCCACTGGTGCAGCTTAGAGGACTCGTTGAGGTAGTGATCACCCTCAGCGTATGCGGTAGCCATGAGCGCCCACTGGCCTTTACCGAAGTGCGAAGCGACCCGAGCAAGGACCGCTGGTGTTACGAACTGCTGGTAGTACATGCGGTGGCGATCAGCCCCGGTCATGTCCTTGGCGCAGTCCATGTACCAATAGCGGGTCTTGTACTCCTTGCCATTGATGGTGGTGGTTTCGACCTTGTGTTGAGTGAGAGCCATGGTGTGCATCCTTGTGCGTTGTTGATAGCGAGTTGTTCCCCTATGGGACACCGTTAAGATGCCCATAAGTGGATGCCCTCAGCGTATTGCGTCTGGCTCATGGTGTGCAGCGGAGCACAACTTGATCATGTCCTTGAGGTGGCTTAGAGAACCCCTGAAGATGATCCCAGTGGCGCCCTCTCTGAGCCAGTAAGGACCCTGCCAGCCTGAGTGGTTGCCTACCTCATAGAGCAGGCCACGGTGTTCAACGTCAACCGAGAAGTGAGCCAGAGAGTGATGCGCCTGTATTTCCTCGGCGTTCTCACAGCTCCAGAGACTGGTAAGTTCGCTTGCTTTAAGCTCGTTGATACGCATAGTGTTATTCCTTGTCAGCGTTGAGTTGTTCCAAGCGTTCAGCCTCTTTGCGATGCCAAAGAGCCTGTAAGATGCGCTTGTGTGTCAGTGTGCTATCCACGTCATTGCGGAGCTTCTCCCACATAGGATGGCTCGCTGGGCCCTCAAAGCGCCCAAAGGTGGACTTAGCGGACTCGTGTGCATTACATGCCAGCTTGATGCGTGCTTGCAGTTCGTCACATTCATCCTGTAGGGCTTTGGTGCGTAGGCTCATTAGTGAGCGCTCCTTGTGGTGGTTACGGTCGCTTGCTCTCATAATCCCCGTGCATACTGCTTAGATCACACGAGAGCAAACTGCCCTAATCACTACCCGAGCCCAGTGACCTCGACCATTCCACGCTGCATCCTGTGCATGGGTCTGAGAGGTGCCCTACTGGGCCCGGTTGTTACATTCCAAGTTGTTAAAGAGCGTAAGGGTGCCGTTTAGGCCGTGTCTATCAGCCAATTCGTTGCCCTGTGTTACCGTGTTGCGTTGTTGATGTTGCCCATCTTACAGCGTTTGAATCAGTTGTCAAGCGTTTGTTTCATTCGATCTTTAGAGCCACCTTGACGTGTCACTCGACCCAGACCGTCACCCTTTAGATCACGGTGTCAGGCGCTATAGAGACCATTAGGACTCAGCACCCAAGGCCGTTAGACCGTGGCGATCAACTCAGTGGTGCTAATCACACCGTGTTTGCCGTTGATGGGAGCCATTAGACACCCTTTGAGACCATCTGTAAACACCTTTGTTTCTATTGATAGACCACACTCTGATAGCCATAGCCTATAGGGTCTCATTAGGGCCATCTCTGAGGGCTCATTAGGTGAACAGGCACACGCGATAGCATTAGGAGGATCTCAGTGTCAACCCATAGGAACCTCAAAGAGTCATACAGATAGGGACAGATGGACACCCATAGGCTCCCTCTATGATCCCTCAATGAACCCATAGAGATTCCTCATTGTACAAGCCCATCACATAGGCCCATAATGATCCCCATAGCGAGCCCTTGAGGTGATCTGAGAGGGAATCGCAACGAGCACCCACTGGGGAGAGGCCCATTAGGCTGACCCTGAGAGGCCCCTACGGGGGTAATCTCGGAGTCTGTTCATGAGAGGCCCTT